CTCGCGGACGCTCGATCCGCGGCGCACCTCACGCTGTACGATGCGCTCCACCTCGCCGATCTGCTCCTCGTTGAGGGTCCGGATCAGGGAGGAATTGGTGGCCACCCAGGAGTCCACCTTGTCGTCGATGCTACGGGTCAGGGTGGGGGATACGCCGACCACGGCACGGAGTTGGCGCTTGACGTCCTCGTCGGTGTGCTCGGTGATCCTGTTGGCGTATTCGGGCAGCCGCTCCTCCAAGCCCTGCACATCGTTGCTCAGATTCGAGCGGACGGCCTGCATGATCTCGGCAATCCGGTCACTCCAACTGTCGGAGTGCTCTGCGTCTCCCCGGGTTCCGGCCTCGGTTAGCAGGGATTTCAACTGGGGCTTGAGCAGGCGGTTGATCTCCTCGCCCTGGCGTTTCACCATCCGGCGGATATCGGACCGGTACTCCCGGCGGATACCCTCCGGACGTCTGGGCATGGGAGGGCGGCGCCGCAGCCCGCGGCGGCCCTTGGCCTGCATCCGCTGACGGGCGGCGCGGATCAGTTGCCGCCGGGCGGAAGTGTCGGAGTCATCCGTCTTCAAAACCGGTCTCCAGGCCGAAGCGCTCGATGTTGCGGGCCGCCGCCTCGGGCGTCATGGCCCCGTAGTCCAGGGCCAGCGTAACTGCCTTGACCACGCTATCCGCGGTGGTCGCCTGTTCTTGCTCGGTGGGCTGCCACAGCGGGTTACAGCTTATCTCGCGATCATCGGGTGCGCCGCCCATGGAGCGGTCGATCAAGTCCACCAGGTACTCCACCGGGGGCACTACGTGGCGCTCCTGCTCGCCGGCCACCTGGTCGTACCAGTCGCGAGTCTGGCTGTCTCCGCTGGCGTTCATACCCTCCGGAGACCGCCCGAACAGCTTGGTCTGCGGGATGCTGGACACGGCGCTTACGTTGTGCTTCAGCTCCTCAAGGAGCTTGTCGATGCCGGAGACGGATGATGCCTTCTTCTCGTAGCTCTCCTCCTCGGCGTCGATCAGCAGAACGTTCAGAATAGAGCGCGACAGCCCCAAGATCTCCAGGCGCTTCTGCACCACGTCCTCCTGCCCGGAGGCGATCATGTCGGAAAGCCCCTTCATGCCCAAGGTCGGCTGCACAAAGTCACGGATGATCCCGGAAGTGCCGGACAGGGCTTCGCCGTAACGGGAAAGCGCCCGGTACACGCTTTGCAGACGGGAGTCTCCCCACCCCCGGTTATTGATGCGGATCTGGTCCGGGATGTCCAGGCCGTCGAAGATCAGCATCCGGGACCTGTGTACGCGGAACGGGATGCCAAGCTGGGGCGTGATCATCATGGTCTCTGGGAAACCGAAGTAGGGGTTCCGTGGGTCCGTGCTGATGTCGCCCTGGGTCCAGTGGGTCTGATGGCGGTCGTAAACCCGGATGCCGTCTACGCTGCGGACCGTTCCGCCCAGGGGGTTGGCAAGGTCGCTGCTGCCGTCGTCGATGAGCAGCACCGCCACCGCGCCGCCGTACAGTCCGGCCCACCGCAGGGCCTTGTTGATTTGGTGCTTGGCGTTGATGCGGCGCAGCTCCTGCGCCACTTCGTCCCCGCGATTTCCCCGCACCTCCACCCATTCCCGCGTCATCTCGTCGGCTGGCAGGTCCACGATGCGGCGGCCGATGCCGTCGGCGCGGTAGATGGCCTCCGCCGTGTAGCGGGTCAGGGCGGCTTCCTGTACGGGGTGCGTGTACTCCCCGGCATCCATGCCGCTGTTGGCCCCGGACAGCAGGTTGCGCCAGCCGTCCAGCTTGGCCTCGTCGGTTTTCTCAGCCATGCCGCACCTCTCGCTCGTCTTCTTCCGGGGCCTCGTCCTCCACCGGGACCGGCTCGCCTTCGGATTCGCGGTATTCGTCTACCATGTGGTCAGCCCCATTATTCCGGAGCCTCTGGCCTGGATCATCGGGGCCATGGCGTAGCGGGTTGCGTCGATGTAATGGTTATGTGCGTCAACGATCTGCGGAAGTATGTCTCCGGTGTGGCGGTCCACCTTGTAGGAGTATAGCCGCGTCTCCCGAATGGCCCCCCGGCATTCCGGGTGCACGACGATCTCCCGGAAGCTCCGCAGAAACTGGATTCCGTCCTCTACCGAGCCCTGCCACTTCGGGGCGCTTTCGACGCGGGGGAGGCCGTGGCGCCGCAGGTAACTGGTGGACTCCGGCCGGGCGTTATCGGCCCGCACCACGTACCGGTCAGCTTCGGGCATGGCGGCCAGCACCATGTCCGCCGTGTCGTCCAGTTCCACCCCGACGCCGCCGGCCTCCCGGTAGATCCAGAGGCGGTCGTCGTGGATGTAGCACTCCACCGCCGCCGTGGGGTCCTGAGCGAAGCCGTAGTCCAGGCCGTAATAGGGCCCGTCCCACCGTTTGCCGGGATCGAACTCAGCAACCCGCACCTTGCCGTGCAGGACCTGGGCATCGGAGTTCTCCAGGTAAGCCCCTTCCCAAACGTGGGCGTAGGTGGCCGGGTCTAGCCGCTCCTGTTCGTGGCGGCGAACCTCGTCCAGCACCTCCGGGAACCAGGGGTTGTCCCACCAGTTCAGCTCCGCCACCAGGGCGTTGTACGGGGGGTGCTTGATGAACCGATCATCCACCGGGCTGCCGTCCATGCGCGGGTTCCAGATGGACCAGATCTCGGACTTCGGCGCCCGTATGGTCGGGTCCAGGTCCCGCCAACTGTGCTCGGGAACGTCCTCCGCCTCCTCGATGATGCAGAGGTCGATCTGCGCCATGCTCTTGATGGCGGTCATATTGTGACGGAGGCCGCGAAAGATGAACTCGGTGCCGTTGCGGCCCCGGATGTAGGACTCGCCGATCTCGTAATGCTCAAGGAGCCAGGGCTGGGACTGGATGGCGTTCTTGAGCTCGGCGTAAAACGATTCCTTGATGCTGATCTGGAGTTCGCGGGTGGCGAGGATGCGCAGGGGCTCGGCGTACCCCCAGATGGCGGCCATGAGGGCGAAACTGAAGGACTTTCCGGAGCCGCGCCCGCCATAGGCGCACCGGTACCGGGCGTTCCCCCGGGCGGGGGTAAACACCGGCACCAGCTTGGGCGGCAAGCTAATCCTGGCTGTCGCCACCTTCGCCTCCGGCCACGATCTCAATGCGGGTGGGCGGGCTCATGGAGCCGTCCGGGGAGCGGTGGTCCACCTCCTGCCGGGGGCTGTGCCGCTTCGGGGCCATGCGCTCCGCGCCCCATTTGAGGGCGTCGAGGATCACCTTGGCCGACGAGGGGTCAATCAGCCCGTCGCGCAGCTCGTTCCGTAGCTGCAAGGCCTCATCGGCGTGCGAGTACCCGGCAGCCTCGCGTGCACGGTGATACTGGTCAGAAAAGCCCTCCCGATCGTCCACAACCCACAATAGGACGGTGGAATGAGCTGGCATGTCCTCAGGCTCGCAGATAGACCGCAGCGATTCTCCACCCGCCAGACGCTTACAGATCGCGTCTGCCAACTCAGGAGTGTATGCGGTTGGTCTTCCGCGCTTTTCGGTTTCGTCAGTCATTGCTCATACGGTATTACGGTTTGCCGAAAGAGTCACTATTGCGACTGGTCACGGTCGCCATTAATCGGATCTGCGTTCTCACTCGCAGCCGCCTCGGCCGCCAATGCGCAATAGCTGGTGTCGTCCAGGTAGTCGTCCGGCTGGTAGGCGCCGCTGGCGCCCCGGGCCTTCTTGAGCAAGCTCATAAACTCCCACCCCTCGGTATCGGTCATGTACCCGCGGGCCAGGATCGCCTCTCCGTACAGCGCCCAGAACGCACGAACCGCCCGGCCCATGCTCCGCTCGCCTCCCTCCTGGTCCCGCTCGGCGCCGCGGCGCTCGATAGTTTCGGCGGCGTCGCGCAGGATGTCGGCAGCGGACTTGTTCTCCCCTTGACTCGGCCGCTGCAATGGCTTCGTCCAGTCGGTCATGCCGCTTCCTCCATGGCAGTGATGGTTACCTGAACCCTCCCCGGCCTCTCGCCGGTCATGCGGCGGATGCGCAGGTCGTCGATCTGCTCGTCGTCTGGAATCACGCCAGCGGACTCCACCGCGTCCAGCAAAGCCTTTTGCAGGTTGTCGAGGTCGCGGCGGCGCCTATCCGGCGGGAATGCCAGGATCTCCACGGCGAGGCGGCGGCTATCGGTGATGGACGGGACCCGCTGGAGCAGGACCTCTTCCTTCACCGCGTTCTGGTAGGCGCGCCCCTCGCGGCTGATCAGCACGCGGCCCTGGGCGCGGCGCCAGTAGCTGTTCACGCTCGGCGGAAATGGCAGGGATAGCTCAATCATGTTAACCCTCCGGCACCCCATCCTGAATCTCCGCCAGCCGATACAGCTCCCATGGCTCGAACCCGAACTGCGCGGCTATGGCCTCGATTTCTCCCGGCTCGGGCCGCTCCCCACGGGCCTCAATGGCGGACCAACGGGCGACGGTCATTCCCGTCAGTTCAGCAGCGTCGCCCTGGTTGAGCAGGTGCCTGATGCGCTCATCGCGGAGCCGGCGTCCGAATGGCTTGTCGTCCCAGTGGCTCATGCCGCCTTCCTCCCGCTAAGCACAGCATCACACTTCCGGCACGCCATCCCATCCGCCGCGTTATCGCAGAATGAACAGAGTTGCACGCCGTTCTCTTGAGCCCGACGGAACCGGTCCGCAGCCCGATAAAGAGACCTCGCGGTGATCCTGCCCATGGGGTATGGGGTACGCCCCCATAGGATGTGTTCGCACAGGCTATCGTTGGCGTCCGGGATCGCTGCCCGTATTATCTGGTCCGCTTTCATGCCGCCTTCCTCCCGTCGCCAATCATCCCTACCCCCGGCCGTAGGGTGTCCCTGACCAAGGATGGAGAGCGTGGTGATGCGGATATGGGCTCTTGGATTCGATTGCCGGGCGAGATTGGTATGCGA